GAGTATCGAGTGGATACGCAGAAAACCACCGCAAGGAGCAGAACTCCTATGAGAATCCATTTGACCATTTGTCTTTACATGAAGTTCTTTTTCACCCACTTACGATCGGTCTTGAAGGTACGAGACGATTTGGGCGCAGTATTCTTCGTTAACACGGCGACTGCATTCAACTTACGGAACGTGGATAACGGTCCTACCTTCTTGATGACCTTGCGCAGGGTCTTACGACGAGCTGTCGTCTTCATATGTGTGGAATATCCGAGAAGCATTCCCTTCTTGAGAGGTCCGATGAGGTTACGACGCGTACCCATTTACCTCTTAACTAGAAAACTTCGGTGGTGGAGGCGGAGGCGGTGTCGGAATCTTGGGAGCTGGAACAATCGGAGTCGGCTTACCCCTGAACGCATTGATAAACCCAAACATACTGTTTACTCTGTAGATTTTTCACACGCTTTACAACCGGACGGCGCTACCATAGTTGGGCGAATGAAAAACACATACGCTACGATTGCGAGTAACACCACAAGAAGAAGCCACTCCCACATTTACTTGTTCTCACACCGGATTTCCTGTGTAATAAACCCATTAAACGTGACCTGCCGGAACAGTTCATCGCCAAGGCGAATTACTGCACACTTACGACGAGGACCTGAGCGAACTACGCGTTCGTTTGCATCGGGATGGAAAACCATGTACTCCTCTGCACACTTCCAGTTCTCTTCGGGGACAGGCGGTGTATCTTGGAAGAATGCGCAACAGTGCCGAGCACCGTAGTAGCATTCAATGCAGAAGACAGGGGAACACCCGGCGCAGACTGCGAGACCCTGTGATGCATGCGTCGTGAGAGTGTCGTTAAAGCACGATGGACAGACCTCCATTGTATTTATATTCGTTTTGAATAGTAATGCCGACACTGCGTCAAAAGGTCGATCACTTCTGCAAAGACTCTGGAGCCAAGGTCGACGTGTCCGACAAGCTTCGCGGTCAGGTCAAGGATCTGAAGGAAGAGCTGAAGAAGGTCAAGGACGAGCACAAGAAGCACATGAAAGAGATGAAGAAGACCGCTAAGGCAAAGGCTGAACCGAAGGCGAAGACTAAGCGGGTCAAGATGACCGATGAGGAGAAGGGTCAGCGGAAGCGTGAAAAGGCGGTGACGAAGGAGCTCGTGACGGCGCAGAATAGGCGGGGAGTTGCTCCGGGTGAACCCATGATGCCCGCGCCTGCTGCGACGGTTCCTGTTCCGGCTCCTTCGCTGGCTCCTGCTGCACCGATGGTAAGGGGTGGACGCACTCGTCGTGTTCGCCGTCGCCCTGTGTTGCGTTGGTAGGCAAAGAACAAAGATGTATACAGTAGTAAATGGCCACCGAGAGTGCAACTGTACCCGCCCCCGTTGTTGCCGAGCCTCCCGCTGCCCCGCAGCCTGCACCCGCGCCCGCGCCCGCGGCGCCGACCGACCTGTACAGCTCGATTGACTGGAAGAACCCGGTACCCGGCGTCATCAAGGTCGCGACACACCTTGAATCGCTTACTACTCTGACCCCTGCTGAGCGTATGATGATGCTTCAGGGCTGCCTGCTTCACGTGATTGGCGAGTCGTCGATGGCGGATGGAGAGAAGGATGCTGCTCGCGTATTCGTCAAGACCATGCTGCCGCACGTCGTCGAGACGGCGGTGACGACTCTCCAGGCAACCACTATGATTGCGGAGATCGAGAAGAAGGCGGAGACTCTGCTTCTCAAGCAGCCGCGTATCACGGTGAAGAGCCTTGAGACGGTCATTGCAGACGCGGCTAAGACCAAGTGGTGCTTCTTCTAAACCGTCTTCACTTCACATGCGTAACCACTCTAATGGGTATCCCGTATTATGTAGCGTCGCTGTTGAGGACGCATAAGCACATTCAGAAACCGTATACAACATTTGAAGCCGATGTGCTCTGCATGGACTTCAATTGTTTCTTACACAAAGCAATCAAAGAGGAAGACCCAATTGGTAGCGTAATTTCTGAACTGCGAGTCTATCTCGATCGGATGCATGTCAAAACAGTGTATATCGCATTCGATGGGCTGGTTCCCTATGCTAAGATTGTCCAGCAGCGCTATCGCCGTTTCAAGAACCCGGAGAATGTGGAGAAGAATCAGCTGTCTCCGGAAACGCCGTACATGCGCGAGCTGGTGAAGGAGTTGCGAGCGGCTTTCCCGCAGGCGGTGATATCAGGAACAGACGAACATGGCGAAGGGGAACATAAGATTTTTCGATGGCTGCGAAGTCTTGGCGCATCACAGCGAGCCACTGTTGCAATATACGGTTTGGACGCTGACCTCGTGCTCATCTCTTTGGCACAACATTCGCTCGGGAATCTCTTCCTTCTTCGAGACGAAGATGCCTTTTCAATCAATGCTCTTGCGGCTGTCCTCCCGCTTCCCGTGGACGAGTACGTGAAAATGTGCATCCGCTACTTTGGAAACGACTTCATGCCAGCAATTTCTATGTTTTCCTTACGAGAGGACGGTCATGGACGAGCTTTGCGAATGAAGCCCGATCATGCAGTCAAGATGGAGACAAAGGTATTGATTGAACGCCGCAAGCTCCACGATGCGCATATTGTTGCGATCGATGGACATGGTTTAGAGGCGCGCGTTGGACTGTTACTTGACGGTGTGATTGACTGGGCACCGGTCTGCGAAGCATACTGGAAGACCTACGCGTGGACTCTTGCATATTTCACCACTTCGGAGGTTCCGGATTGGTGCTGGTTTTATCCGTACGCAGAGGCTCCGTTGCTGCAAACGCTCGCGGAGTATGATCAACCTGAGATCAAGTGGGAGCATCCAACGCCGCCGTTTCATGTGGGTCATCAGCTACAGTTCATCTTGCCTTCCGCATCTTTGCGCAAAGCTAAGCGCCGAGTCAAGTTTATGGATGAGATGTATGATGAAGACCACGATACCCGCCATACCTGGATGCGTAGATACAACTGGGAGACGGATCCGTATATCTCTTTACCATGGGATCCTGCTCGACCCTTCACTTCCGTAAGCGAAGTCCTTGTGACGTCATCATCATCCTAGATCCCAGAGCTGCAGCAGCAATCGGACGAGGACGGAGAAGACCTGCAAACGTCGGCGCTTCCTGGTGACCGATGGCAACAATCACAACATCCTCCGGAATCATGACTTGAAATTCGTTGCTTCGCGGAGCCATGTACCCTTCCTCGATCTTCTTCATCTCGTGAATCTTCTTCATGGCCGCCATCCCCGACATATCTTGATGCACTCTCCAATGACGTGTGATGTGGTTAATGTAGGTAATCCTAAACGACCTCGCAGTGTTGAACTTTACGTTATTACGAAGAGCATCAAAACACGCACCTACACTTGAGTAGACTGGTTTGTTAATGCGTTGATTCACTGCATTGTGTGCACGAAATGTAAACAGCATGAAGTTCGCGCGAGAATACATCATATTGGGGAACTGAGCGCGGTAGTTCGAAACCAGTTCCGCAAAGTGTCCCTGACACGACGGACATGTGATCGTGTCGCGAAAGAGATCCAACCACTTGATCATCAGCTGTTGCTCTGCGGGAGAAGGTGTATCTGGGTATAACGACGCGGCCGAATGTAATGCCATCCATCCAAGTGGCCCCCAAACAGCCGTCATTAGTACTAGCCTACGAAATCATTCCGGCCTCCGTACCGCCCTCAAGAATACTCGCCGCCAACCACGGCGGTGCCTGGTCGCTGACACGCAGGTTAGACTTCTTAAGCTTCTCGCGAACTTGGCGGTCGCTAAGGTTTTTCAGTGTCCCCTGAATCTTCTTTCGCTTCTGCTTCTCGCCCTCGCGCGTCAGAATGCGAAGTGTACCCGGCCTGAAAGGAGGGCTCTTTGCCGGATCCTTTACTGGATCAATCTTGCGAGCGGTCTTACGAAGAATGCCCTTCGGATAGGTGCTAGTCTTTTTCTGAGTCTTTTGACGGGGGGCTTCATGTCCCACCTTGCTGATTTGGATTCCACCGTCGGGCATTCCTTTACTCAAAACGGATACTCGTTATTTACAGGCTAACCGGGGCATTCTAATACCATGGAGTGGGAAGCAGTCTCTGCATACTTCGCGAAGGGTGTCCGCCGTCTCGTCGACCATCAGATCGAGTCCTTCGAGGACTTCATTCGCAACAAGCTTCCCCTCATCGTCCAGTCGACTGCTCCCATCACGGTGTGGCATGAGCAGGATGAGGTCACCAAAAAGTACAAGTACGAGTTCCGCCTCTCGTTCGAGAACGTCACGTATCTCAAGCCCCGCCTGCAGGAGGCTACCGGTCGCGTGAAGCCTATGCTTCCGATGGAGGCACGTGTGCGCAACTTCACCTACGCAGCTCAGATGCATGCCGACATTCGCTTCGTGGCTCGCACCTACAAGGGGGCACTACTGGACACGTTTGACGAGGAGTTCCGGGTGTTCGAGGGCATCAGTCTGGGCAAGCTGCCGGTGATGCTAGGATCGTCGCTGTGCCTGCTGAAGGATTACCCGGCAACCGCAGCGGAGATGGGCGAGTGTTCGCATGATCCACTCGGCTACTTCGTCGTCCACGGATCCGAGCGCACGATCCTGTGTCAGGAGAAGGTGGCGGATAACCGCATCATGATCTTCCAGAACAAGAAGACCTCATCCAAGTATCTGTACTCGGTGGAGATGAAGAGTCTCCACGAGTCCTTCACAACTCCGCCGAAGAAGCTGGAGATTCGGTTGTCCTCCAAGTTCAACGGCTACGGCTACCCGATGGTGGCATGTGTGCCTCGATTCCGCGAAGACATTCCGGTCATGGTGTACTTCCGTGCACTGGGCGTGACAGACGACCGCACGGTTGCTCGCATCATCTGGAGTGACGACAAGGATTCGCATGTTGAGCTTCTGGGTGCTTCGTTCCGCGACTGTCTGGAGATGGGAATCTTCACTCAGGATGACGCGATTCGTTACCTGACGAGCCACCTTCAATATGGTACCAACCAGGAGGACAAGTGCGCGTATGTCCAGCATCTGCTCACGACCGAGCTTCTGCCGCACGTCAAGTTTGCAGGAGAAGTGGGTGCGACACCTGCTATCTTGAACGCTCGCCGCACAATGCTGATGGGCTCAATGATTCGCCGGCTGCTTCTGACGTACTGTAAGAAGATCCCGCTGGATGACCGTGATGCGTACCCGAACAAGCGCGTAGTCACAACGGGTGCTCTTCTGACCCACCTGTTCCGTCAGCTGTTCCAGAAGGTGTGCAACGATACGCGTAATGAGTTCGTGCAGGAGGTCAACAACGATACCTGGAAGAAGGCCGGACAGCCGCTGGAAATCCTGAACATCAACAACCTGTACAAGATTCTGAAAGTGTCCACGATCGAGGGAAAGATGAAGCAGGCTCTTGCGACAGGAAACTTCACTGTGCAGGGCATGGGTACGAACAACTCAACTGCGCTGTCGAATGCGACGAAGGTCGGTGTTTCGCAGGTCTTGGCTCGGATGTCCTATGCCGCGACACTCAGTCACATCCGCCGTATCCAGACTCCTGTGGAGAAGTCCGGTAAGCTGTTGGCTCCTCGCAAGCTGCACGGCACTTCGTGGGGCTTCATGTGTCCGGTGGAGACTCCGGAGGGTCACTCGGTTGGTATTGTGAAGACGATGTCGCTCCTGACGTCGATCTCGCAGCACGTTCCTTCATCCACGATCCTTCACTTCCTTGCGGATATGAACGTGACCTGGATTAGCACACCGAAGGTGTACGAGGGAACCGCCATCACCATCAATGGTGTTCTCGTCGGCTACACTCCAGATCCATTGGTGGTGGTGAGAGCCATGCGTGCAGCGAAGCAGACACTCCGCCTTCATCCGCATACGTCGATCGCCTGGTACACGCTCTTGAACTCGATTCTCATCGAGACCGATGGCGGTCGTGCTGTGCGTCCGGTGTTCCGCGTGGGTGCACCGGAGCCGGTGGGCGAGGAGCGCAAGGATTGGAATGCCTGGCTGCGTTGCTGTGTTGAGTACATTGACGCATCGGAGACGGAGACTCTTCGCATTGCTCTGACCAAGGCGGAAGTCACGACGCATTCTCACTACGAGATTCACCCTTCGATGCTGGTCGGCCACATGGCGGGTACAATTCCGCTGTCTGACCACAACCAGTCACCTCGAAACACCTACCAGTCAGCTATGGGCAAGCAGTCGATGTGTGTGTACGCGACCAACTTCGCAAAGCGCCTGGATAAGAATGCCTACGTCCTGTGCTCGATCTCGCGCCCGATCGTGGAGACGCGATCGATGAACATTCTGAAGATGCAGGAGATGCCGTTCGGTATGAATGCGATTGTGGCCATCGCATGCTACGGCGGGTACAATCAGGAGGATTCGATCATCATGAACCGGTCGGCCGTGAACCGCGGTCTGTTCCGCGGCCTGTACTACACGATGTACAAGGACGAGGAGCACCGCAACGTGACCTCAGGACGTGAGGAGAAGTTCATGCGTCCGCAGAAGCACAATACGCGAAAGTTCAAGAACACATCGTACGCTGCAATCAATGAGAACGGTATTCCGATCCTCCACGCGAATATCCAGGAGAACGACGTGGTGATCGGCAAGGTTGTCAACCTTCGCCACGATACGGCGGGATACTCCTTCCGCGATGCGTCGACTACCCACAAGAACGCCGAGCCGGGTAGGATTGACGGTGTGTGGCAGGATAAGAATTCAGACGGCTACCCCTTCGTCAAGGTTCGCGTGGTCTCGGAGCGTGTCCCGCAGATTGGAGATAAGTTCAGCTCTCGTCACGGACAGAAAGGAACGGTGGGAATGCTGTTGGACGAGCAGGACATGCCCTTCACGGGTGCAGGTCTGCGTCCCGACTTGATTATGAATCCACACGCGGTGCCCAGTCGTATGACCATTGCGCAGCTGATGGAGTGTATCTTTGGAAAGGTGTGTGTTCAGAAGGGTACGCTCGGCGACGGAACACCATATTCACACTTGAAGGTCGAGGAACTGCGGGCACAGATGGTTGAGCTGGGAATGCATCCCTACGGTAACGAGATCCTGTACAACGGGCAGACCGGTGAGATGATCCAGGCAGAGATCTTTATGGGTCCCACGTTCTATCAGCGACTGAAGCACATGGTGATTGATAAGGCACACTCTCGTGCACGCGGCCCAATTGTGTCGCTGACTCGTCAGCCGTGCGAGGGGCGTAGCCGCGACGGCGGTCTTCGCGTGGGCGAGATGGAACGCGACTGCATGATCTCGCATGGTGCAGCGGCCTTCACCAAGGAGCGTCTGATGGATGTGTCGGATCCCTTCACAACGGGCATCTGCAAGACGTGCGGTACTCTCGCAATCGTGAATCCACAGGAGGGATTGTACTCGTGCGGATCCTGTGGTAACAAGACGGACTTCGTTCAGAAGACATTGCCCTACGCAATGAAGTTATGGATGCAGGAGTTGGAAGCGATGCACATTGTTCCGCACATGGTTATGGGGTAGTCGTCCCGTTCCGGGACAACGCCCCCCAGCTCACAGGAAACGCAGTCTTGACCAACTCACTGACCTGACCTGCAACCTCGCGAATCTCGGCTTGGGCATCTGGACCCATGCGAAGGTGACACAGTCGAGCATACGCAGCTAACGAACCCGTCTCAATAAACTCCGTCATCATATTCTGCGGAAGCACCATTCTCGCCTGCTCGGGCGGAATGTTGTTGTTCAGCATCGTCTGATACGATAACAAAGCACCACTCACCTGAGACGCCAGAAACTCGCGATAGATCGCATTATCCGGATGGACATCATCATTACTTCCCTGCTTTTTACCTGGTGCACGCGTACGGAAGATAGGGATGTGAAAGGTCGGCGGATCGTCGACGTAACGGCGACTGACCTCATTACGCGAGAATCCGATGGTGTGACGGAACCACTCGCGCGCCATCCAGATCGGCATCTTCAGACGGAACCGGAGCTGCGGGTGAAAGAAAGGCGAGTTGTGCTCGTGATCGGCGAGATACTTGATCAGCTTTGCATCCTTGTCGGTGAACTCGTCCACGTGCTTACCGAGCGACACGCGTGCAGCGTTCACAACGGTCAGATCATCACCAAACGTTTCCAGAAGCTCAACCTTGCAGTTCTCGAACATGACTATACGATGTTCCCGTCCTGAAGGTCATAGAGTCCGGCTCTGCGACTCTGTTCCCGAAGGTGCCGAATCCAGCACCCGCACCCGCAGGTAAACACGATAACTGCGATAACGATCGCCGACATCTGATCCTGATCGAGCAGCATTGACTTTTTTATGTAAAGTACGCGAAAGTCGCATACACATCGTCGACACCGTACATACATGTCGCTTGAGATTGTGATCGGTCCCATGTTTGCAGGCAAGACGTCGTACGCGCTCAGCCTCGTGCGTAAGTATACGGCACAGGGCTTGCAGGTGTTGGTCGTGAAGCCGGCAATCGATACTCGCTCTCCGAATGTTAACGAGATTCGAACTCACGACGGAGATTCGATTTCTTGCTACACAACGGATACGCTGAACACTCTGACTGTCGACTTCATCAGTGGATTTGCGGTGATTATCATTGACGAAGCGCAGTTCTTTAAGGGACTGATACCGTTCACAGAGTTTGCAGTGGACACGCTTCAGAAGAAGGTGTACCTTATCGGACTGTCGGGTGATTCCGACCGTAGGCCGTTTGGTGAGCTGCTGAGTGCAATCGCAGTTGCAGACAAAGTAACTCAGTTGTCGAGTTTATGTTCGTGTGGACGCCCAGCGCACTTTACGCGCAGGCTACAGACCGGCTACGACCAGGTTGCGATTGGCGGATCGGACTTGTATACACCGCAGTGTCGCACATGCCACGTTTACAGGTGAAAGTACTCTCGAGGAACAGTCTGAAAGAGATCAGGCTTTCCGTAGTTAAATGCAGCGATTGACTGTTCACTCGGTCCCTCGACTGCGATAGGCCACATCAGGGCATCACGACGACATCCAAGGATTGGATCAAACATCACCCAGTCCGTGATGAAATGAGACTGGTAGGGAATTGATACATCATCTACTTCAAAGATCTTGCAGAACTTTGCAGCCCACTCCCGCGTGATCATGTAACACTGTGCGCCCCATGGATTGGAAACCCCAACGTTCCGAATAAGTATATGTCCGTGTGCATGATAGTGTTGACCTTGCGGGATGTTAATGTACCCAAGTGATAGAATATCCGTATTTCCCTCCATCATATACGGTACCAACATGTCCACGATCTCATTGAAACACTTGTGAAACCTCACATCGTCTTCAATGATGATTCCCAACGGCTCTCCGGAGTCCACTAACGCTTGCATACAGCGAATATGTCCAAGAGTGGCTGCAAATCCTGTAGGGTAAGATGTGTCGCGTGCGAAACAGGTAGCTCCGCGCCTCACTACCTCGGGGTCGTCTTTCAACGGGGACTGTACAAGGACAATATCGAGGTTCAACGGTGCTGCGGCAGCTTTGAGACGTTCGCCGCGACCAGCATCGCAGTTGACCGCGTAGATGCGCATTTGATTAAGTGAATCAAGTCTGTGAAAACGGCGTCACGACTTCCCATTCAGCATCATTCAACGAATGCCAACCGTCGTGAAACATATACAGAACAGAAAGCAGCGCTCTCGGAGGGGCGATATTATTGCGCTCGATGTCGCGAATGTAAGTGCACACGATCTTATGACGTTTCTCAATCGATTCCTGTTTCTTCGTGTCCACGCTCGGAGCATATGGATCGGGATTCCAACGGATAAAATACACCGGAATACCACCATACCCCTGCGAAATATTGACCATTCGGGTTTGTTCACACGAACACTGGCGGTCTTTATGCTGATGTTCGTCGCATTCAAGAATCACGATCTTGTCACCAAAGTCAAAGACCCGATCAGGACGTTCACGACCACAGTCGCCGTTGTTTACAACCCTGTCGGTCGACTCGCCCGTAAGTCCATAGAAATCCAGATAGGCCATCAGCGCATTCTGCTTTGCGAGTCGGTTTGTTTCGAAAGTATGGGGTACGCAGAATTCACACTTGTCATCCTTGTCGAGAACCATGATCAACTTACACGAGACGCATTCTCGCTCAATAAGATTTTGATCATCATCTGTTTTGTGTGCTTCACAACGACGAGGAATGTAGTTCACACCATAGAATGCCGGCTTGCGACAGACTAAACACCTTGCACGTGGAAGGGTTATCATTCCGGGTTTGCGGTGCTTTGAGCAATGTGATCGTTGGCTTCCGGGCTTTCCATATTGAGCAATTGTCGCACACTCTTCGCAGCGGTTTGTTTTCACATCGATCATTCCGGATTCTTTGTGATTCGTACAAACCCGCCCTTTCCCACCGGGAAGATCGTAGTTCCGCGAGGTTGACTCACATCCTTCATGGGTACAGCCGATATGAAGTACTCCAATCATTCCTTCTTCAGAGTGAGTTTGACAGAACCGTTGTTTCTCACCTTTGAATGCGAAACTGGCTAGAATGTCACATCCTTCGGATTCGCAGTATTTCGAGATAAGGTTGATCATTCCATCCTCTTTATGTGCAGCACAACGAGTTGTCGAACGTCCCTTGAAACCAAATGAAGGATTCTTCGTACAACCGGACGAATCACACGTTCGTACTTTCAGATTCACCATTCCTTCAAGTTTATGGGTGGCACAAAATCTAAACTTGGTCTCATGCGGGTAGTTGTGTGCTGCATGAATATGGCAGTCTTCAAATTCACATGCCCCCCGAGAGCACATCCCCTCTAGTTTATGTTTCGCACAAAAACGGCTTGGTTTGCCCTTCTCTCCATACATGGGTTTAGTCATACACCCTCCGTGTTCACATAGTGGGCTCCTAACATCAACCATTCCATCTAGTTTGTGCACGCCGCAGAATTTGCCTTTTCCACCTGGATTATCAAAGTTCCGCGAGGTTGACTCACAGCCTTCGTGTTCGCATATGGGGTTCTTAACGTTAATCATCATCGATGATGCATGATCTTTGCAGAAGCGACCTTTACCACCGGGAAAATCAAAAGCGTTCGAAGTTGATGTACACCCTTTATGTGTACACAGTGGATTCACAACGTTCACCATCTCAGGTGTCTTGTGCTTCTTACAGAACGCTCCTTTCAGGCCAGGAAGGTTAAAAGTACGAGATGTCGACGTACAACCATCATGCTCGCATTTCTTGAAGTGTACGTTCGTCATTCCATCTGTTTGGTGATCCCGGCAGAACCTCGCCGGCTTTTCGGGTAGTCCGTAATGAGCTACCCGTGAACAGATCTCGCACTTCACCATTATCCACTTACTCTCCTTACCTGTAAATATTTTCTTGCTTTTTCCGCGTGTGAATGTTCGTGCTTTTCTCTCTGGTCTTAACATACAAGCAATATGGGTGGTGGTCTTCTTCAGCTCGTCAGCTACGGTGCGCAGGACATCTACATCAGCGGCAACCCGCAGATCACGTTCTGGAAGGTGCTGTTCAAGCGCCACACGAACTTCGCGATGGAGTCCATTGAGGTGACCTTCAACGGCCAGGCGGACTTCAACAAGCGCGTGACGGCCATCATCAACCGTAACGCTGACCTGATGTTCCGCACGTACATCCAGGTGGTTCTCCCGGCGGTGGCGATTGAGGGCCAGGGTGGCTCGGGTGGCTCGGGCAGCAACGCGGCGATCCACCGCTTCCGCTGGCTGAACTACATCGGCCACCGCATGATCAAGACGGTGGAGCTTGAGATCGGCGGCCAGCGCATCGACCGCCAGTACGGCGACTGGCTCCAGATCTGGACGCAGCTGACGCAGGACGTGGGCACGGTGACGGCGCTCGATGAGATGATCGGCAACACGCACGACCTCGTGCTGATGAAGGACCGCAAGGGCTATGCGCTGGATGTCTCCTGCGCTGGCTCGGAGCTGACGAACTCCTGCGCCCCCCGCGCGGGCACGCCGGCGCGCACGCTGTACATCCCGCTCCAGTTCTGGTTCTGCCGCAACCCTGGCCTGGCGATCCCGCTGATCGCGCTCCAGTACCACGAGGTGCGCATCAACGTGGAGTTCGAGCAGTGGATCAACTGCTGCTACTATGAGCTTGCGGGCACGGCGGCTGCCCCGACGGCGATCCAGTCGCTCACGGCCGCGTCGCTGTACATCGACTACATCTACCTGGACACGGAGGAGCGTCGCCGCTTCGCCCAGCAGACGCACGAGTACCTCATCGAGCAGCTGCAGTTCACGGGCGCCGAGTCGATCACGTCGAGCTCGAACAAGATCCAGCTCAACTTCAACCACCCGGTGAAGGAGCTCATCTGGATCTGC